TGCTCGGTTTGGATGACTTCGAAACTCCCGCCCCCGGTGAAGGCGATTCACAGGATGACGCCGGAGGTAATGACGATGCCGGGGACGAAGCTGCCGATGGGAACGGGGACGCCGATGACGCCGGAGACGGCGCAGCGGATAATGACGCCGATTCTGCCGAGGACGCAGACGCCGGAGATGCAGACGCAGACGCCGGAGCAGGTGATGCTGACGCTGCCGGAGACGGTGACGCCGGAGCGGGTGACGCGGAAGCAGGCAGTGGAGATGCCGACGCGGGCGGTGAGTCGGTCCAGAAAGACGACGGACTAACCGAGGAAGAGCGCAAGAAATTGAAGAGCGTTCACATCGAAGACTTGGATACTGGCGGCGACGCGGAAGTTGACATTGACGCTGACGGTAAAATCAAGGCGAAAGACGACAAAGACGAAAGTGCATCGGGCGATAAGGATGATTCCAAGTCGGCTGAGAAGAGTGATGAGAGTGAACCGGATATTGCTGCGATTGTTAAAGCAGCTTTAGCCCCGGTTCTGGAGGCTGTAAGCGGAGTACGGACTGAAGTTGCCGATCTAAAATCGAAGCAGGACAAGTTGACCGAGAAGGTTGATAGTGCTGCTGAGTTGGCCGAGAAAGCATCCAAAGCTGTTAAGGGTACTGTTCCGTCAAATAGTGATGGCGGCGATAATGCCGACCAGAGTCTTGGCACCCATCGTTCAAAAGGCGAAGCCTCGGACGAAAAGTTCTGGGGCGGAACTTCGCTGGATCGAATTGCCGGTGATATTGAAGCCGCGTAATTCCTTCCGACCGCAACGGTAACATTCTCAAAAACTTGGAGTTGAAATGGACAACAAAGACTTGATGCAAAAAGCGGACTGGTCGGTTGGCGATCTTGCAAGTGGTGGCCTACTGAATGACGAGCAGTCAAATCAGTTCATCCGTAAGCTGTTGGTACAGCCTACAATTCTCAATCAATCCCGCGTAGTGACGATGTCGAGTCCGCAGCGGCAGATCAACAAGATTCAATTTTCAACCCGAATCTTGAAACCTGCTGTTTCGAATACGGCATTGGTTGTGGGTGATCGATCAGCGCCGACGACCGAGCAGGTCTTGCTGGCAACGAAAGAAGTAATCGCCGAAGTGCGGTTGCCTTACGATGTCATCGAAGACAATATCGAGCGCGGCAACATCGGTATGCACACCGATACGAATGGTACGCCGACGTCTGGCGGTATCCGTGACACGATTGTGACTCTCATTGCCGAGCGTGCAGCGCTTGACCTTGAAGAGTTGGCGTTGCTCGGAGACACCGGATCAGGCGACCCGTTCCTTGCGCTGCTTGATGGCTGGCTGATTCAATCAACCACGAACGTTGTGGATTTGGTTGGTGCTGAAATCAGTAAAGACACGTTCAAGCAAGGGCTACAGGCGATGCCTGATCAGTACCTGCGGAACCGCCCAGCTATGCGTCACTTTGTCAGTGTCGATAACGAAATCGGTTATCGGGATTCTCTGGCAAATCGCGAAACGGCTTTGGGAGACGCGCAGATTCAGGGCACATCCCCCGTGTTCGGATTCGGCGTTCAGGTGGATGCAGCGAGTCTCATGCCAGCGGCTAACGGTTTAACGACCAATCCGCTCAACATGATTTTCGGCATTCAGAGGGACATCCATATCGAGACTGACAAAGACATCAGCGCTCGCGTGTATATCATCGTGTTAACGATGAGGATGGACTTCAAGTACGAAGAGGAAGAGGCCGTCGTTAAGTACACGAATCTCGGCTAAGTAGTAACCTGAGTAGCTTCGGGGGTTTGTTCACCCTTGCCCCCGAGGCTCTTAGTTTTCAGTCCTGTCCAACTGATTGGACAAAAAATGTGCTGGGCGCGGTAGCCCAGTAAGTGATTAGGGCGTAATAGGAGAACCGATATGCCTACGAAAAATCCATTTAATTTTCTCGACGTGCACACCAACAAAGGTGCTGCGCATATCCTCGCTGGTATGGCTATGGGTCAGGGGCAACCCGACATGGCTGCGTTTGTATCGACCGGCGTATTCGTTGATCGCGAGTTTTTCACAATCGGCACAGCTGCGGCTGGCGACGATGACATTTACGCGATTGTCGATCTGTCCACTGACGGCGGTGACGATATCCTGACGTTTTGGGATAACACCGATCCCGAAGTGACGCAACCTGCTTTGACAACCGGGGTGTACTCGCTTGGTCAGTACGTTGCGGTCGAAGACGAAATCGCGATGGTCACTAATGTGATCGTTGGGGCTACTGACACCGTCTCATTTTTCCGAGGCGTTGCTGGTACAACCATTGTGGCTCATAGCACCGGCACTGATCCGATTGAGATTCAGGAAGCGACAGCTCTGGTAGCTGGTCACATTTCTGTCCCGAGCACTGTGGTAACTGCTGTTGGTGGTTTGGCAGCACTGGCAGCAATTGTCGGTCAGGATACTCTGGTCGGTCGCGGACCTTTCAGTCTGGAAATCCCGTCGAATACGTTCGGCAACAGGGTTTCTGGTTTCCCGAAAATCAAGAATGCAGGCTGGCGCTTTGTCGCTGTTAATGCGACGACTGGCTATCTGTTCGCGACGGCGGGCGGTGCTCGTACGGTAACGCTTGCAGAGGCCCATGCCAACCATACGTGGAGCACGGCGGCGACGTACAACGGGCGCAATGCAAATGCCAATATCAGCTTGCACGAAGGGCGGGTCCCGACTGCTGAGGAAGTGACCGCAGGGTTGTTGGTTGTGCATTGCAACTTTGAGCCGACTGGTGCGACGGTGTACGTCACCACAACGGCTGACGGTTTGGTTGAACTCTGGGACGGTGCGATAACGCTGGACCGGGTAAACAATCTGGTGACGCTCGATAACGCTGGTCTGGTGAATTGGGCTGCGACGAGCACGGTCAGCATCGTGGTTCACGGTAACGTGGATGTGGCGGACGCTGCTGTCATCGGCTAGTATCCAACGTGAGTGGGGGGCTTAGTCCCCCCTTGCGCTAATAACGGGAGAAAGCTGTGAAGATTGAATTGATTTTGTCGAAGACCTATGTCTGCGGCGGCAAGGTGTACAACCGGGGCGTCATTTACGAGGTCAGTAAAAAGATGGCCAAGCACTTGCTCGCGCAAAGCAACGAACGGAATGTGTTCTATTTCCGACGTGCTGCCGACGATGGCGTGCAGGCTTATGAGGCTCCGAAAAAGTCTATCGATAAAGGTGGGGTGCCGCTCCCTGTCGATGAAGACGATGGTGCTGACGGCGATGATTCTACGCCTGATCCGGCAGATGACGATGCCGCTCCGGCAGTCGATGCGGAAGGTGAGGAAGTTGATGACGACGCCGACGCTGATGAAGACGACGGTGATGGTGAGGAAGCCGTAACCGTATGAGGGCAGCATGGTCGCAAAGTTGGTATCAGTTGAAGACTTCGCGATTCGCGCAGGTCTAGGGGATGTCGAGAACCTTGCGGATGAAGTAACCGCAAAGGCTCAGGCATCTATTGAGGCGGCGACGCTTCACCTTATCTCGATTATTCGAACCGAGTTCGATCAGAATCTATCGATCACCGATAACTATTATGTTGATGTCGGGGAGTTTCCTTTTGTTGGGGAGTTCCCACGTTTCTATTTGAGTCAGGGATTTGTAACGACTGCTGTCACCGCTCTGGTGATTAAGAATGCAGATCAACTGGGTGATCTAGCCGCAGCGACGGCAATCGACACGGCGTTTCTTGTGCTCGATTCAAGCAAGGGTACGGTGTTGATTACTGGTACGGATCAGGCGCTGAGTGGCACTCTTCAGATTGTCTCGGGCAATCGGTATTTTTTATCGGTCACATACGATGCTGGATTCACAGCGGCAGCTGATGCGTTCGGTACTATCTACGAAAACACACCAGACTGGCTGACGGAAGCTGCACAGATTATTGCGAAAGCCATTTTCGATAACGGTGTGCCATGCGATGACGGCGATAAGAATGTGCTTGGATGCTGCATTTCAATTGAAGGTTTGGCGAATCGGTATATTCGATATTTACCGTCAGCCCTGAAGCCGATGAGCTAATGGCACGTGATATCGAAATTACGTTTGTCGGTCTGACTGATCTATTCAAAAAACTCGATTTGATGACCGAGTCGAGACAAACCAAACAAACTATTACAGATGCTGTTGGTGCTTCGACCCTTGACCGTATCCGTAAAAGTTTTCTCGATGAGAAAGACCCGGAGGGAAAGGCTTGGATACCGTCAACATTTGGTTTGCGCCGAAAAGAATCGGGTAGGGGCGGCGGTACTTTGTTTGATACCGGCACACTGTTTCATTCGATTCAATTTGCCCGCAAGACGGAGACGGTTGGTGAGATTTCGACGGATGTTCCGTACGCTGCCAAGCATCATTTTGGGCAAGACGGCGAAGTTGAAAGGCCATTCATGGGTGTGACTAGAGACGATGCGAACACTGCCTCGCTTATTGCGGCGGCTATTCTGGAGCGCATTGCGAAAAAGAATTGATATGGCTCACGATATTATCAGCGAATTGATCACTGACCTGACTGTAAAAATGCAGACGATCACTGCGATCAAAGACAAAATTATCTATATGTTTGATCAGGATGATTTGCTTTCTGAGCAGTCGAAAATTGGCGTGCCTGCAATCGGTGTCGTGTACAACAACATGAAAGGCAAGGATTCTGATCGGGCGCAGGGCAGGACTGGCTTAGCGGCTATTGTGACGATTGATATTTACATCATTGGCGGGCAGCAATGTGTGGAGTTAATTAGCAAAGCAACTGGCGTGAAAATAAGCACGACTGAATTTCTTGAACAAATACGAGATGCAATCAAGCTAACAATCCCCCAGACAGGCACGGGAGCCAGTCAAGTCCCGGTATCACAAGCCCGTAGAATTTGGACGTTTGTATTGGAAGCCCCGGCACAGTTGGATGCTGGCGTTATTTCGTATGTGCAACGGTGGGAGACTACCGTATTGCTGACGTGATGAACTGGTGGCGGTAAGATACCGATCAAAGCGGAGAAAGAAAATGTCATTAGACGTTGAAATGGAATGTGTGGTTGAGAGTTTGACTGCGGCGGGAGTGCACTACGTAAAGGGTGACACGTTTGCCGCGCCTCCAGATAGGGCTGCAAAATTGATTAAGCGCGGTGCTGCCAAGAAAGTTGGCGTCATCGATTCAGAGACTCCGGCTGAAGAGCCGGTCGAGGAAGAGGAAGCGGAAGCCGAATCTGATGGGGATGAATCGTCTGAGGAAGACGATGTTTAGCACCGGTCTGGGCCACGTGGCCTGACTTGGAGTAGAAACTTTTTAGGAGAAGCAAATGACTACTGCTGACAAAACCAGCAATTATCTCTCCGGTCAGGGTGTGTTGCTGCTGGCGACGAAAGACGGCACGACCGGTGAGCCGAATTCAGGTTTCCGAGCTGTTGGTAACGTTTCGGCGTTAACCATTGGTAACGAAGTAACGGAATTCGAACACAAAGAATCCCAGTCTGGCCAGCGAGCTGTTGACTTGACGTTGATCACCGAGATTAGTGTGGCGGTGAATATGACGATGGAGTCTTTGGAATCCGAGAACTTGGCAATCGCCCTGAAGGGTACGGGTGCTGATGTTATCGCGGGCACCATTACCGATGAAGCTGTGACAGGCTACTTCGATTTGTGGACGCCGCTGGATAACATTCAGGTTGCGGCATTTGTGCTGACGAACATCGGCGCAATCGTGACGTACGTGCTCGACACTGACTATGAACTTGATGCTGCGGCAGGCGCGTTCAGGACTCTGTCAACAGGTTCGATCACGGACACGCAGGATTTGCTGGCCGATTACACGCACGTGGCTCAGGAGACTGTTGACGCTTTGACGGTTGGCGCTAACCCGGTTCGCTGGGCACGGTTCCACGGTCTGAACACGGCGGACAGTGATAACCCGGTAACGGTTGATGTTTTCCGAATGGAAATCACACCGCTCGCCGAGTTGGCTTTGATCAATGATGAAATCGCGCAGATGGCAATCGAGGGTAACGCTCTCTCGGATGCGACGCGGTCAACTGGATCGAAGTTTTTCCAGATCACACAAGCCCCGACAGTAACGTAAGCGGGTGATTGATTGGGGGGTTTGTCCAATCAATTGGACGCCCCCCTTGCTTTAATCAGAGATGGGAGTTGAGAAATGAGTTTGAGAGACCTTGTAGATCGTAGGGTAGAGATTGAATGTCCGGGCGACGAGAGTTTTCAGGTGCGCGGGCTTTCACTAGAGGATGTTGTACTACTACTGGAAAACCATACGGACGCATTGAAGTCGATTTTCGGAGCGCCAGCCGGGACAGATTTCGAAATGCTACTGAAGGAATTTCCGCAATTTGTGGCGGCAGCTATAGCGTACGCTGCTGATGAACACGAACTGGAAGAGAAAGTTCGTAAGCTACCGATTGGAGTGCAACTCCGAGCCATTCAGGAGGTATGGGAATTGTCTTCGCTGGATGTTGACACGTTGGGAAAACTCGCCGGAAGCATCCTAAAGAGCATCGGGAAGCTGAACGAGACGGGGCTGGCCGAGATGCGGGAAACCTTGACAAGTGGGTCGAAGGACTTGCAAAAGGTGCAGAGTTCCTAATCGCAAATGGGCATGACTACGAGCAGGTGCTTCGATATCCGATCAGGAGGTTAATCAGTTTAGTCGAGTTGGCGAGAGAACGTGTAGATGCTGATCGAGCTGCGTTCGCCGTGACTGTCAGAGCCGCTGCTTGGGCTGACAAAAAAGGCTTCAAGGCTTTAATTAAGGAACTGACGGATGGCTGACTCGACCCTAAATATCCTGATAAAACTGCGTGATCTGACGCGGGCGGGGATCGCTAAGCTCAAGAAAAACTTTTCCGATGCTGCCGATTCAGCGGAAGACTTGGAAGAGGTTGATGTTAGTGGCGTTGAAAAAGACGTCAAGGGTCTAAATCGAGAACTTAGAAATACCTCAGATCAAGCCGCTGATGCGGCGTTCGAATTTAATGAACTGAGAGGCGCGGGTCTTGCTATTGCTGCCATTGGCGCAGCGATTGCTACTCCATTTTTGGCGGCAGCAAAAGCCGCTGGAGAATTCCAGACCCAGATCGCCGAGATTCAAACACTGGTTGAGCCGACTGCGACAGCTAACGAAGAGCTGCGCGATTCGGTTGTTGAGCTTTCGAATGAGTTCGGAGTTGACCGTAGCAGGGTAGCAGCTGCCCTGTACCAGACGATATCGACGGGTGCGGCTGCTGGTGCCGAGGCAAACAAACAGCTCTCTGTGGCGCTTACGTTGGCTCGTGGTGGCGTTGCGGATGTGGAGGAAGCGACGCTTGGTCTGGCCACGGTACTCAATGCGTTCAGTCTCGGATCAGAACGGGCTGAGGATGTAGCTGATTCTCTGTTCACTACGGTCAAAGGTGGCGCGACAACGATTAGCCAGTTGTCACAATTTTTATTCCAAGCTGCACCATTGGCTTCAGCATTAAGCGTTGAATTCGAAGAGCTGAATGCAGCGATCCAAACGATCACCCTGTCAGGTACGCCGACAGCGCAGGCAACGACTCAGATTCGTGCCGCGTTGCAGGGGCTTGCCAGAGATACCCCGGAAGTAAACGAAGCGCTGGGGGAATTTGGTAGCGTCTCAGAGGCTATTTCAAAAATCGGATTGCAGGCCACGTTCGATAAAATCAGGAAAGCATCGAAGGGCAGTGAGGCCGAGCTGATCAAATTGGTTGGCTCGATTGAAGGTGTGCAGGCAGTCTTGCAGTTGACTGGTGAGGCGTCGGCTAATTTTACCAAAGCATTGAAGGCACAGGATGAAGCCAGTGGCGCTGCGGCTCGTGCGGCGGATATCGTTGAGCAATCGTTTGGCGTACAACTTGAGACGGCAATCACCCGAGTAAGCAATGCGTTTGTTCAGTTGGGCGAAACTGTTATTCCGTTATTGCAGCCGATGGTTGTCGGCGTCGGTGAACTGGCTGTATCAATCCAAGAATTACTTGCCTCTTCAGAAAAAGCTCAAACGATTGTGCAGTTGACGTTGAGCGTAGTGGCTTTGGGTATTGCGTTTGGCGGCACGCTTACTGCGGCGTTGGTACTGAGAAAAGGTTTTAGCCTGCTATTTCTTGTCACAAAGAATTTTGCCCGTGGCCTGAAATTGTTTGTGATTCAAGTAGGTAGAGCAACGGGGGCTTTGCGATTACTTAAAGTTGCGATAGGTGGATTGGCTGGCCCTATTGGTCTTGTTATCACGGTACTTACTTCGCTCGCATTCAGCGCCGTTGCATTTGCTGATGATATGTCGGACGTGACCAATGCTGTTGATGAGGCAATTGAGGCGTTCAATACACTCTCGACAATTGATCGGATCAGGGCACTTGAATTAGCGCGAACACAAGTCACTCGATTAAAAGCGGATGTCGCAGAAGCTGCGGCTGAATTGAAAAAATTAGAGGCGCAACAGAAAGGTACGAGAGGACTTGGTGCTGCGATACTCACGACTGAGAGTGATATCAGGGATCAGAAAAACGCCCTTGCAGGATTGCGTGATGAGCTGGCAAGGGTCGAGAAACAACTAAAAGACATTGAGGGCAAGTCTAAAATTAGCCTGACAAATGTTGATGTGTCTGAAGAGGGGGTCGCTAAGTTAAGCAATGAGTTGATTGCGGCTTCGCTTGAGGCTGACAAGCTGACGAAAGAATTGCTCGCGTTATCGTTCGCGACTGATATTGACAAATTTAAGGCTGAGGGCGTTGATCCCGCAGGCGCAGAGGAAGCGACACACGCAGCACAAGGTCAGACGTTGCAAACGGCCAGAGAAATTGCGGCGGAAGACAAATTACGAATTACATTGATCACCCAGCGGCTTGCACTTTTAGACAAGGTACAGGCGCGGGCTGAGGCTGAATTAGAATTTGCAAAAGGAATCAACGAGGAAGCCAGACGACAGGCTGCGCTAGAGAAAAAGGACGATGAAGAAAAGATCACTAGAGCACAAGCATTACAGGCAGCAAAAACAAGTGTATCGCTAACGGGCGCTGAAAATCGATTGGCCGAGGCCAGTGCACGTGCGCAGGCTAATCTGATACGAGAACAAAATGTGCAGCTCACGTCTGATCTTGAAGACCAACTTGCCATCAGGGAAATCAATGAGCAGGAATTTGCGGATGCGCGAGAGAAAATTATCCTGTCTCAGCTCAAGGTTGACCAAGACCTTGCAGCGTTGCAGCTGGAGAATGCACGCAAACTTACTGATGCGAAGTTAGCAGTAATCGAAGCCGGTATTGACCGAGAGAAACTTGTAGAGGATGAAAAGTCTGGCAGTGAGACGGCATCAGTTTCTAGGGCTGCGTTAGCTCTGGCTGATGCTCGGCGCGAACAGCTTGAACTTGAGTTTCAAGTGCTGGAGACAACGGTTACTGGGCAGCTTGCGGTACTTGGTGAGCGAACAAAAGCGCAGGTCAAAGAAATAGCAGATGACCTTGCCGAAGGCACTATCGAAGGCATTGAGAAAGCATATAGCCGGTTGATTCAGGAACAGGGCCTGAAAATTGATATCGTGAATGCTGAGCTAAAGGCCGGAGTAATTTCACTGGCAACAGCTCAGGATGAGTTGGCAGCTATAAGTCAAGAGACGGCAGATATTCTGAAGGAAGATTTGATTCCGGCAGTTTTGTTGTTGTTAGAAATTGCCCCGGAAGACCCGGCATTATTGGCATTGCTAGATAAGTTCCTTTCAAAAGTAAAGGAGACCGAGAAAGAATTAACGGTATTCGCAGAGGGTGTCAAAAATCTTTTGGAGTCAAACCTTGCTGATTTCTTTGAAGATTTGTTGAATAATGTTGGTGATCTGGGTGACGCTTTCGAAAAATTTATACAGGGCGTGCGTAAAGCGGTTCTGAAATTGATCGCTGAGAGGCTTGCAAAAAGATTGATCGATTCCTTGTTTAGTTTTCTCGGCAGTGCCGGGGGCGGTGAAGTAGCGAGTCCATCGATAGGCGGATTTATAAAAGCGAAAAGTGGGGGCGTGCTCAGGTTGGCAAAAGGCTCAGGGCCGGGAGGCAGTGTGCGAGGTCCCGGTACAGCTACTAGCGATTCAATTCCGGCGATGCTTTCGGATGGTGAGTACGTAATGAAAGCTGCATCGGTTAAGAAATACGGCGTGCAAATGATGGAGGCAATTAACCGTGGCATTGCAGAGCCAGTGGATGTGGCTAAAAGATTATCGATTACGAAGCCACCGCGACGACGTTTTCAAGAGGGGGGTCAGGTTGGTACTCCGCCATCACAAACTCAGCTTCGGGCAGGTGCGAGTGCATCGGGTCAGGGACGGTCAGAGCAACCGACTGAGCTGGTAATAAACATTAGTGACGACGCGCTGAACTCAATGATGCGCGACGTTTTGGAACGGGAATTTGGACGGATATTGGCGACACGATAATGGGACACTTAGCACAAACAATGTTTGATCCGTTTCGCGCAGAGATACAGGGCACGATTCCAGACTGGACATTAAGGTGGGCGTTCGCCACACCGCTTAACGATTTCTGGTTTGAAGAGTCAACTACGAATAATATCGGGCCGAATATCTTGCACTTGGAAGGGGTCAATGTTTCTGGTGTCGGGGTGTTGGCGACGTGGGATCGGCTTGATGAGACGGTTCACAACGATGCTGATACCGATATGCTGGTTCTGTTTCGATACGTCGAAGGCCCATCGATTGATGACAATTTTTTTATGGCTGCTCGTGCCAGTGGTCTGGTAGGGGCTGAGCACGGATATACACTTCGGGATGCTCAGTTGTTTGATCTGTGGGAAATTGCTGACTGGCAGGTGGGCGTGGAAAACATTCTTGGGAGTTGGGACCCCGGCCCGCTGACTTTGAATACTTGGTATTGGGTGCAGTTTCGTGTGACCGGTGAGCCTACTGTGACATTGAAGGCTAGGCTCTGGGAGTACGGGACGATGAATCCGCACAAGTGGGATTTGGAAGTCACTGATTCTGTGCATGTGCTTCCCGGTTGGACGGGTTTTGGTACCGGGTGGAATGACGATATAGAGGTTGATTGGGTGTCGGTCGGTACGGATGGGGAGCCTGCCCAGATGCCGAATTTTTTGCCGCAGGCTGGATTGAATGTCATTACTGCGACCCCGACTCGGATACATTTGGATGGCACTTCGCATTTAGTATTTGTGGGGGAGCCGAATAAAGCATTGACTTGGGCAATTACAGCGGGCGATGGCTCGCTGGATGTCGCCAGTAATCAGACGGATGAACTTGGGCGGGCTTTCAATACGTATTTCCCCGGCACGGTTGGGGATAAGACGATTGAGGTCACGTATGGTACTTAAATTATTGCAAGGCCCTATCGTTTGCACAGCTGATCCCGATGATCAAGACACGGCTGGCTTCGATGTATTGGTGCGCGAGAATACTTGTCATTGGCTGGATGATCATGCGATTTGTTGCACGTCTGAGATTCTTGGATACGGTACTAGAGCAGGGCCGGGATCGAGTATCGTGTTTAATTTGGACGGTGTGTTTTACGTTAGGCGAAAGACGGCGAATACAATCAGTCCGACAATTCCGG